ATGATATTCAAAATAAAAACAGATAACTTAATTAAGACTATAGACACAGATGATTTTATAGAAAAAGATATCGACGTCATTTTAGACAGCGAGATTTACTATTTAAGAAAAGAAGAAAGAAATATGTTTGGCACAACATCAGCTATCGTAGAAGTAGAGGAGCAAAAATGAGAACAAAAAAATACAGCACAATATCAATTTGTCAAATTGAAGACAGAAGATTAAAAAGTATAAGTATGCACTTAAAAGATAAATTTGGATTCAAGCCAACACCTGAGCAAACTTTGTCTTGGCTAATTAACACACAATACAAAGAATTAGGTGAGCCTTCGATTCAAAATGAGAAAGGTAAAGACGAATGAAAACAAACATAGGAATAGAACTGACTGAAGACCAAAGAATTGATCTAGGGCAAAAGTATTACAAAAAGAAGAAGCCAATAACAAGGGCAGACTTGAACATCATTGTTAAGGATTACATTAACAAGATATTAGAAGCAGAAAGCTACACGCTAACAGAGAAGCAAGACAATCCTTTCTTGGCAAAAGAATGGTCATCTTTATCACAATTCAGAGATCATTTAAGACAGCAAGACTTTACGATACTTTCTTTTGGTGGGTTTCATTTAATTGCTAGAGGCCCGGACAAGCAAGTCCACACATATTCACTTGCTCTCGGCAAGGTCTACAAGGATTAATCTTCGTTAACTACTTTGGCTGTTTGCGTAATTGTTTTGGGTGGATCTTTGGGTCTATCCAAGAGGGGCAAGACATCAGCGATCAAGGTGTCTACTTTCTTAATCAATTGATCTTCAGACAAAGCCTCAAGCGTGCCTGTTCTAATTTCTTTTCTATCTACGTACAAGCCCGCTGCTCGACCTCTCTGTACTTCAGCGGCTACAGCTGCGGTGTAGTTGCCTTTGTCCAAGGCACAATCTCTAATCTCTGCAAGCTTTCTTATGTGTCTGCCGTAAGATACTTCAAACTTTGCATTAACTTCGGCCTGTAAATCTTGAATGTATTTAACAACTGCCGGGTGTTTTCTTGGGTTGGTTAGATCAGAAGCCCTACTCTTTGCAGAACTTTTAGAGTAGCCGGCTGAAAGAGCGCACTCTTCTTTGGTTTTGCTGCCGTCGTTATATACGTACTCGTGGGCAAACCTTCTGGCTTTCTCTGTGATCTCGTGATCCGACTTCATAGCGGTATGATATAACAGCAAATATCTTATAGTCAAAGAACCAAGGGCTGTTTTAGCTAAAAACCTAATTTCCTAATGTGGACATAATGTGGCTCACATTAGGTGGAAACCCTTATAGAACCTAACGTACAGCAAAAATGAACGTCATAACGTCATTTATTGAGTGAGGCTGATAGTCTAAATTATTGAATTTTTGAAAAAATAGACATTCACATTAGGTGGAATAATAAAAAAGGTATATATGGGAAAGGGTTTTCGACCTAATTTTTACCTAATGTGAGCGTTTTGTTCACATTAGGTTTTTGGGGGAAAAGGCGACTGTTAATCAAACATATTTTGGAGAACATACTAAAACTAAACAGCCGCCTTAGTGAAGTTATTATGAAATAAACTATGAATGGTTATTATAACGAAGGCTATCTGCCCTGTCCACGATAGCGTTTAAACTGCTTCTTGCCTTGTTTGCTTCTTACAACCGTGTTTGCGCTTCTGCCGTTGCCCTGAGAAGTGTGCTTGGTCCTTCGTCGGTTGGGATCCACCGTAATGACCTGCTTTACTTTAGCCATTACGCCCAAACCTTTTTCTTCTTACCGCCGTAATACTCAACGGCGTGTCCTTCGTCGATTAACAACTGACAGATATCCTGTCCGTCCTCTGTATAAGGTATACCGAGCACTCTGCCGTATTTACCTTTGCCCAAAGACTTTACCTTAAACCGACCCACGCATAGCTCTTTAAGGCGCTCTTTCGCAGCCAAACCGAGCTTCTTTTCCGCTAAGTTCCTTGTCCTTGATTCTGGGGTGTCTATGCCGTGCAACCTGACCCTTTGTTTATGTAGCTTGACATCAAAGCCAAGGTCCAAGGTCACGTCAACCGTATCGCCGTCAACAACTCGTTCTAGTTCCGCTTGATAGACAAACGCGTCTGGATTATTCGCCATCTTCTACTCCTTACTTATACGTTCTGCCGTAGTCGCCATAGTTCATCACCATGCCGCCAGCTTTCATCTCGTCCGGGTCGTCGAGTTTCTTTTTCATCTTAGCTAGAATGTTGCTCTTCTCTTCCATGCTAGGTCCTTGGTCCTTCAACCTATCGTTCACTATACGTTTGGCCCTACCTACATTCATCACTATGTTTGATCCTTCGGCGTACTGCGCGGTGATTGGCATGTTAGGATCAGAGTCGCGCGCTACTTTATTACTGCCCATCGTTTCAATTTCATCTAGCTCTCTTTGCACCAATCTAAGTTGATCGGCGTCAGCGCTTTGCACAATGTCGTTAGCGATATCTCTAATTTCGTCCGCCGCTTTTGGATCACCCGCTATTTGTCTGAGGCGATTTAGGCGTTTGACGATAAAGACCGGCAAGCCTGCGGCCCCTAAATATTCTAAAGGATCGTCAGGATCGGGGGCGAGCAGCGACATAATGCCACGAACGTCGTCAATAGGATTACTGACATTGGAAGGCGTACGCTTTACTATTCTCTGTGCCATGCTTTGATTATACAGCTAATCGAACCATTGGCGAACCTCGCCGAGCACTTCGTTACTGATCTGCACTTTGTCGAGAAGCGATTGCAGTATCTTCTCATCAACGGTGTCTGGCGAAACTAAGTCTATGTACGTACAGCTGTGCTCCTGTCCGATACGATGGATACGGTCTTCGGCTTGGATCCGCAGCTCTAAGTCATAGCTGTTCGAGTAGAAGATCATCGCTTTAGCTTGGGTTAGCGTAATACCTCTACCACCTGTCTGTGGATTTGAGATAAAATACCGCAGCTCGCTGTCCGGGTCTTGAAAGCGGGTAATAATATTTTGACGTTCATCTTGAGGAGTTTCACCGTAGTATGTCGCCACCGCATTGGTCCCATATTTTTCTGCTAATAGCTTTGCTAGCTGTTCTATGTCTGAGCGGAACACAGCAAATATTACAACCTTACCCTGAGTCTCTTCTAGGATATCCAGAACCGTCTGCAATCGATTATTTTTTATAGTAATCGTCTCGCCGTCTTCGTTCTTCAGACTGCCCGCTACGACTTGTTGTAAGCGCATCAACTGAGTTAGAACGTTCATCGTGGTAAACGTATCGCCGTCTAACACCATCAACGCTTGCTGACGCATCTGTTCGTAAGCTTGCTTTTGTTCCTTGGTCAGTTCTACCTGTCGCTTGGTGTACACCTTGGGCGGTAGATCCAAACATTCTTCTTTACGTTTACGCACGGAGAAGCCCTGTAAAAGTTTTTGCAACTCGTCGAGTCGTTGGTAGCCAACGATGTGATCAAACGAATGGCCACCTAAAAACTTTCTTTGGGTCATGGCGTAGCGTGCCCGGAACGAATAGTAACTGCTGAAACCTAAAAGTGTGGGGCTCAAAAAGAAACATTGCGAGTATAAATCTAAGGTCGCTTTGGTTATGGGAAAACCTGTGAGTATCCTTCGGTAGTCAGCGAGTGGCGCTAGCTTGATGAGGTTCTTAGTCCTTTTAGCTTTGGGGTTTTTGATAGTCGTCGACTCATCTATAACGAACATACAGTTGTGAGTATTTAAAAACTCTTCGACGTGTTGACAGCCCTTGGTGGTTGCGAAAGCCTCGACGTTGACGAGTAGAATATTTAATTTACCTGTGCTATCTTCTTCAACCATGTCCTTGAAAGCCTTTGTCCAACGTTGCGTGTGGTTTGACTGCCAGACTAAAACGTTTCTTTCTATATCATCGGGCAAATGTCGAGCGATCTCATTCTCGCTCCAATTACTAAGCACACCTTTCGGCGCCACAATAACTGCCCCGGACACCTCGTCTTGTTTAAACAGGATAGCTAAATTATCTAAAAGGATTTTTGATTTACCCAGACCCATCTCTAAAAACAGAGCGTATAAATTTTTGTATGCGCTGGTTTCGAGAACGTCTCGTTGGTGTTGGTAAGGTTCGGTTTTGTATTCGTAATTTTTTATTTCCATAGTTCGTTACTTTTATATTTCGTTATCTGAACAATTAGTTCTTGCAAATTATTATAAATTACTTATACTAGATTATCAAATTAACAAATAACGAACTAAGGAGTTAAAAATGAATCAAGAAGAACAGGAAAAAATCATGCTCGCTAACATCAGCGACATTTACACAAAACCTAGATTCGAATGGTCAGATTGGCAGATCAGAGGAGACTTATACGACCTTTACCACAAGGCTAGTCCAGAGCTTCAAGCTGAACTTAGAACATTCTGGAGCATACAATACGATGTTTACACAAACCTTTTTGGTCACAAGCCGCTTCCAGAAGAAGAGGTGTGTGAGTGCGGGAAGCTTGTTAAAGATTGTCCAGACTCTTACGAGCACATAACACAGGGGTGCTAAATGGCGAATGAAGGAAAGTTAGATCACATTGTTTCTGAATACATAAGATATTTAGAAGAAAAGAGCAAAGAGTACGACTACGAAATAGATTGGGAGCAGTCTATGGCTAGACACGAAGAGCACACTGAGTTTTTAGTTGAGCAAATGAACCTATCCAATGATCCCGAAGACAAGCAATACTACAGAGACTGTCTCTTGTTTCAGGAAAAAATACTCGAAGGTATGCAGGCGTATAAAAAAGAGTTAGATAAAAAGGAGACACACTAATGGTCAAAAAAATTCCCACACCAAGACACCCACAACAGAGAACATCAGGGCATGGCACATGGAGCAGCGGCGATTTTCCTGCTCCAGTCAACAGGCAGCAAAGACGCGCACAAAAAGTTTTAAAAAGAAAAAGGAGAACCAAATGAGCATAGAAGCACTATTCGAAAAAGAAGCCGCCCGCAAAGTACAATCTTTAGAAGACAAAGACCTCAACATGATGTCGATACTTTGTGAGCGATTACTAAAACTACAAGCACAAATCGGCAACGCAGAGGACAATCTGCAAAAATTAAAAGAACAAGAGAAAGAGTTGTCGCAAGAAGTTATACCAGAACATCTTGCACTGTTAGGCATACTCGATCTCAAGCTGGTAGACGGATCCCGTATATCAGCAGAACCGTTTTACAGCGCACGCATCTCAGCTGACAAGATAGATGCGGGTCACGACTGGCTCAGAACAAGGGGCCACGGCGACTTGATTAAGAACGTAGTTAGCGTTCAGTTTGGTCAAGGCGAAGACGAACGCGCTCAAGAAGTGATAAATGTTCTCAAGAAGGAAGGGCTCTTGCCTGAACAGAAAGAGAGCGTTCATCCTAGTTCGCTCAAGGCGTTCGTACGCGAACAAATTGAATCGAACAATCAGGAGTTTGACAGCAATGCGCGAGAACTATTTAGCGTATACGTTGGCAAGCGAACCAAAATAACCAAATAACGAATAAGGAGTTATAAAATGGCGAATAAAAAAGCAACTAACGGCGACACGAGTATCGTGTCTTTATTTGAAAGCATCGAAGAAAAAGGTTTCGGAGATGTATCAGCAGAGGATCTCAAGACCCCAAGGGTTTCGATCATACAGGCGCTGTCTCCACAGAGACAGAAGTCATCACCTGACTATGATCCCAAAGCCGAGGAAGGGGATTTGTTTTTCTCTGGGACTAACGCAGTAATCTCTGGAGAGGAAGGACTTATGTTCTTGCCTGTCTGGTACAACAAGACACATGTCGAGTGGGGCCTGCGTGAAAAAGGCGGTGGTCTTGTAGCCGTACACTCAGCCGATTCGGATATTGCGAATCGCTGCAAACGTGACAGTCAGAACAGACTAATCACGCCAGACGGTAACCAGATTACCGTAACTGCTAACCATTACGGTTATGCTATGGTTGAGGAAGTTCCCCAGAAGTGCATTATTAGCATGACTGGTTCTCAACTGAAACATTCAAGGAACTTCAACACACTAATACAAGGAACCAAGATAGAGGGTAAAACAGGTTTGTTCACTCCTCCATCTTATTCTCATTGGTATCGTCTCTGCACGCAGACCGAGTCCAACGATAGAGGTTCTTGGTACTCCTACAAAATTACTCAGGAGAAAATGCTGAGTGAAAAGGAGACTGATCTGTTCTCAGAAGCGAAAGAGTTTTCTGAATTTTGTGCCGGTGGCGGTATGGAGCAGTTAAGTGGCGGAACAAAAACCGCTATAGAAGATAAGTCAGCAGACGAAACTTCTAACCTGTATTAGTTGTAATTGAATGGCAGAGAGTTTTTGTTTTTTAGTTTTATATTTTCTCTCTGCCATTCTCAAAGAACATGAGAAATGGAAGAATTATCGGAAAAATTTATGGAGATTTTTTCCGGGTTAGAAAGAGCGCACGGAACATACGAAATAACGGGGACTAAAAATACTTCAAAAGGAGTAAAGAAAGAAGGTAGAGCCAAGACTTTACACGAACCCGTCACGCTTGATCTCTGGAAAAAACATCTAAGTGGAGAAGCCTCTCTAGGTATTACTCCTATTAAAGACGATGAAACATGCGGTTGGGGCTGCATTGACATCGACGATTACTCTCTCGATAGAAAAGAATTACTTAATAAAATCAAAGACATGGAGCTGCCGTTGATCCCTTGCACAACAAAGTCTGGCGGTGTGCATTTGTTTTTATTTACCAAAGACCCCGTGCCCGCTTTAAAAATGAAATCAAAACTAGAAGATATTGCAGCAGCTTTGGGTAGGACAGGAGACGAGATCTTTCCTAAACAATATCAGTGGAGCACACAGATAGA